CCAGGAGCGTACTCATGCACTGGATATGTTCATGGGTGGTTATAAGTTCTCGAGCAAACCTGCTGAAAACGGTGTAAGAGCAGAGTTTGAAAAGAAGAACTTTACCCTGGAAGATGGAAAGTTCCTGGGAGGCGATGAGTTTATGAAGTCCCTTATGGAGAATGACGACTACAAGGGAGCTTTTGTTATCGAAGATGATAACGATCCGGAAGACGATTCCCATGAGGATGAGGAAGGAAAGCCGTTCTTTGCAAGAGGAGTTGGCGGAACTGGTGGAGCCGGAGGCGAAGGAGTCAAAGGCAAAGAAGCACCGTTTAATCCGTTTGGGTTCAACTTAATCAGACAGCCAGACAAAAACTAACAGGAGGAGAATGAAATGGCGAAATTAAATTATGCAACCGAGTATTTACAGACACTGGAGCAGATGTTTCCGTATGTCCTGTATTTTGGAGACTTATTTGCGACACCGAACAATGGAAGGTTCCGTTGGGTAAATTCCAGAGTTATCGAGGTGCCGACAATCTCCACAACTGGCCGTACCGATGGAGACAGAGACACCATTGGAACCAGAAAGCGTAACTACAACAACGAGTGGAAACCGCTGACCCTGGAGAATCACAGACAGTGGCAGACGCTGGTACATCCGAGAGACATTGCCGAGACCAAGGGTGTTGTGGCAATCGGAAATATCACGAAGGTTTACAACGAGGAGCAGAAGTTCCCGGAAATGAATGCTTACTGCATTTCCAAGCTGTATGCAGACTGGACTACTGACGGAGCGAAGACAGCCCACAGTGAAGTGCTGACAGAGGAGAATGTGCTGACCGTCTTTGATGAGATGATGAAGAACATGGATAATAAGAGAGTTCCGAGAGCCGGAAGAATTCTGTATGTGACACCGGATGTCAGAACGCTCATCAACAATGCGAAGCAGATTTACAGAACCGTTGATGTAGGTAGCCGTTCTGATGCAATCAAGAGAGCAATCAATTCTATTGATGATGTGAAGATTCCGGAGAGCGTACCGAGTGACATGATGAAGACGAAGTATGACTTTACCGAGGGTTGGAAGGTAGATTCCACAGCGAAGCAGATCAACATGGTTCTGGTACATCCGGCGGCGGTAATCACACCGATTTCTTACGAGTTTGCTCAGCTCGACCCGCCATCCGCAGGCTCCCAGGGTAAGTATGATTACTTCGAGGAGTCTTTCGAGGATGTATTTATCCTGCCTCACAAGATGGACGCTATTGATTTCCATGTGAGTGTATAAGAGAAACTGATTACTGGCTCTGTGCGTGTGCATGGAGCCAATTTTTGAAGGGAGAAACCATATGTATAAAGTTGAGAAAAAGAACAGAGTTCTCAGAATCCCGGATGAGAAATTCGATGAGTACAAGAAGATGGGCTACATTATCAGGGATGAGAATGACAATGTGCTGTTCGAGCCGGAGAACATTAAGGCGACTGCTGAAAAGCTCAAGAAGGAGAATGACGAGCTGAAAGCCAAACTGGAAGAGGCTACCCTGTATGCAGAGAATGCAGACAAGAAGATTGCCGAGCTTCAGAAGGAGAATGATAAGCTGAAAGCGGCAGTCCAGGCACAGTCCGCAACAGGAGATGCAGACCCGGCAGAAACTGAAAAGAAAACAGCAGCCAAAGGCTCAAAGAAAACTGAGTAGGAGGTAGCTTATGTATTTAGCAACGAAAGACGGGAGTTCCTGCCGGATTCCCGAAAGAAAGGCAGCATATTACAAAAGCATGGGCTATTCGCTTGAAAGCCTGGAGCCGGAAGTCAGAACGGGCACATCTTCTCCGAAAGAAAAGAAGACCGGCAAAAAAGATTCAGCTACGCAGGAGGGCGTAAACCCGGCGAATAGCTGATTTTTCTTTGCAGCCTACCAATTTATCAGAAAGGGGTGTTTCGATGGTCCAGGAGGACGTAAGAAGACCGTATGTGGATTTTGCATACTACAAGAATGATTACGGTGGCACGCAGATAAAAACGGAGAATGATTTCAAGAGAGCCGAGAGTATTTCGGAAGCATTCGTGAACCAGGTTACGTTTGGCCGGATTGCAAGGCTGAGTTCGGTTATAGACTCAATTAAGGATGCAATCTGCTGTGTAGCTGATACGGTGGCAGTGCAGAACGAAAAGAGAGAAGCTGTTGTGAAGTCAGAATCCAACGATGGATATTCCATCAGCTATGCGGATGCCATGAATGATACGGCGTTGCATAACGAGATGTACAGGGCTGTGAGGTCATACCTGGCGAACACCGGACTGCTGAACAGAGGGTGGGTGAAAGAGTATGATGACAAACAGTGATGTGACTATCTTTAATCTGAGAATTGGATCAGACCGCCGGGAAAAGCTCTGCGCGACAAGAATTATGGGCGTTTCGTGGTACGGAACAAAGGGAGAGGCTGTATCGGACACAGACCGTAAGGATAAAGCAAAATGCGTAATCCGAATCCCGGCCACAGCGACAGTAGAAGCCGGAAAACAGTATATAAGCGAAGAAAAATACAAGAAGCTGTCAGATGAAGAGGCAGAGAGGTACTGGACTATCCAGAAAGGAGCTTATATTGTGCGAGGACAGTATGTAGTGGCCGGACAGTGGTTGTTCGATACGTTCAGTTTCCGCCAGGGCATCATTCTGAAAGAGACGATTGAGGAGCTAGCAAAGCTGAGACAGCACGATGAAGATTTTGTGACTGTCACAGAGTATGCCGACAATACAATCAGAGGAACCGACAGGACGAAGCACTGGAGAATAGGGGGTGCGTGATGGCACTGAAAAAGATCACTACTCCGAAAGGTTTAATCATCAATTCCGGGAACGGGAAAGCGGAGCTGACCTGGAACCAGGATTTTGCGGCAAAAAGGAATGCTCAGTTCAGCAGAAAGCAGATGTTTGTAGATTCGGAGGTACTGAGAAGGTGCAGTCCGAGGGTTCCGTTCCAGACTGGTATGTTGGAGAAATCCGGCAAACTGGGAACGGATGTAGGCAGTGGAGAGGTAGATTACATTGCCCCGTATGCTGCCATGCAGTATTACGGAACAGCAGACACCAGACCGTATGATGCGAACCGAGGAGCACATTGGTTTGAGAGAACGAAGGTGGCTGAAAAAGAAGATATTCTGCGAGGAGCAGATAAGATTTAGGAGGTCACATGGAAGTAAATAGTGTACTGGAGGGCATAACAGAGTATTTTCTGAAATGCCCTCTTTTGAAAGACGGTGTATTCCGGGTAGATGCCCTTGGGCCAGACCCAGTAGAGTACACCATAGAGACCGGGATATTCGACCCGGTAATCCAGAGATATGTAGACGGCAGTTCGGAACGGCAGTATCAGTTCCAGTTCGGTTCCAGGGAGTTTTACAGCATGGACCGGGTACAGAACATAGAGAACAGCACGTTCTATGAAGAATTTGCGGACTGGGTAGAGGAGAACAGCATGGCAGGCAACCTCCCGGAGCTTCCGGAAGGAATGTGTGCAGAAGAGATAGAGGTTCTTTCCCCTGGATATATCTTTGATGGAGCTATGAAGAACGCAAGGTATCAGATTTCCTTGCGATTATTGTATTTTAAGGAGGCAAGTAAAAATGGCAGGTAATGTAAGTGGCGCAAGAGAAGTGGTACAGAGACACCAGTTTGCGGATTATCTGAATATCGGAACATCTGAAAAGCCGAACTGGGTACTGATGGGCGTTGGTTTCACAACTCTGGATGAAACATTCGGTGCAGAGAGCGAATCTGAGAAGTATGTGTGTGAGCCGTCTTCCTCTTCCTCTGTTGTATCCTACACATCGGTATTTCCGTTTGAAGCGAGACTCATTAAGAGCCAGGATGCGGTCAATGCACTGTACCATGTAGGGAGAAATCATTTAACCGGCAGCGATGCAGAATTTGAGTATTGCAGAGTAGAGTTATGGGACCAGAAGCAGAGTGAATCTACACCGGTTGCAAACACATTTGCGGCCAGAAAGTTCCTGGTATCCGCCGAAGTGAGCGGCGTATCTGGAGAGAAGAAACAGAGCATGAGTGGAAATCTCAATGCAGTAGGCGATCCGCTTGACGGATATTTCAACACAGAATCAAAGACATTTGAAGAAGTTGCGGCTTAGAATTTGGAGGTAAAGTAATATGAGCATGTTAAAAATTTGTGGACAGGAATTAGAGTTAGATCTGTTCGATGCAGATACTATGGAGGTTTATGAGAAATCCATGGATGAGGTTGTGAAAAGAGCCAAGGAATCCAAGAAGCATACGGAGCTGTCGAATGCGGATGGCATCCGGGAGATGTGCGGAATCGTGAAAAATTTCTTCGATGAGGTATTCGGAGACGGAACGGCTGAAAAGCTGTTCAAGGGTAAAAACAACTTGGCAATCTGCATGGATGCTTTCGGAATTGTTTCTTCTGAGGCTGGTAAGATGAAAGGCCAGGTAAATGCGATTACCAACAAGTACAACATGAACCGGGCACAGAGACGCCAGGAAGGTAAGAAAAATAAGCATGGCAAGAACGGAGCAGTAGTAACGCCAATCGGTAATGCGAGTGGGCGTGATAATTCATGAACCACAACATGCTTGTAGACTATCTTCCGGAAACAGTAGAGATTGAAGGTACGGAGTATGCGATAGAAACAAACTTCCGTACCTTCATTCTGTTTGAAATGATGATGCAGGACCCGGATCTTTCGGACGCTGAGAAAGCAAGGCAAGGTCTGGAACTGGTATATCCGGAGATTCCGGAGAATCTGGATGCTGCGGTGGATGGGTTGTTGTGGTTCTATGCCGGTGGTAAACGATGGCGTGAGAAGAGAGCCGGAGCAGTAGAAGGAACGACGGGAGTGCAAAGGATTTATTCTTTTGAGCATGACGATGATTACATCTATTCGGCGTTTCTGACGCAGTATCACATAGACCTACAGGATATTGAATATCTGCACTGGTGGAAGTTTAAGGCTTTACTAAGAACGCTGTCCTCTGACCTGGAGTTCAGTAAGATTATGGAGTATCGAAGCGTAGACATTGATGCGACCATGACGAAGGAGCAGAGAGACTTCTACCGCAGGAAGAAAGAACTGTATGCTTTACCGTTGCCTGCTGATGAGGAAGAGAAGGTAGATGCAATAGCAGAAGCCCTCATGAATGGCGGCGACCTTACGGGACTGCTGTAGGAGGTGACTGGCTATTGAAGATGTAAAGAAGAAAATGATACGGGTGGAATGCCCGGAGTGTAAATATAAAATGCCGTTGTTTTTTGAAGAGACGGCGGAGTGTTCGGGCGTGATGGTCTCCTGTAAAGGGAGAAATTGTCATGCCCGTTTTGAATTAAAAATCAAAGACGGAAAACAAATCAAGTAGTGCCATTATGAGCCGATGATTGAGCCGAAGAATTGAGGTGAGAACATGGGCTATGATGGTACGCTGAAATTTGACACCAGCATAGATAGTTCCGGTTTCCAGAGCGGACTAAGCAAATTATCTGGAATGGCGAGCGGAGCGATTAAGGCTACCACTACTATTCTGGCCGGTGCCGCAACAGCGGTAGCCGGTATTGGTACGGCTGCAATCAAGGTCGGTTCTGACTTTGAGGCAGGAATGAGTAAGGTCCAGTCAATTTCCGGTGCTTCGGCTACAGAGATTCAGCAGCTTGCTGATAAGGCAAAAGAAATGGGCGCCAAGACGAAGTTCAGTGCCACAGAAAGTGCCGAGGCTTTCCAGTACATGGCGATGGCCGGATGGAAAACCGGAGATATGCTGAACAGTATTGAAGGTATTATGAACCTGGCGGCAGCGTCTGGGGAAGACCTTGCATCGACGAGTGACATTGTTACCGATGCGATGACTGCCTTCGGACTGGCGGCAGACGGAACAACAACCATCATCAAAAACGGGTACTCGAAGGAAGTTTCCAATGCTACACATTTTGCAGATGTGCTGGCAAAGGCAGCATCCAATTCCAATACCAACGTAGGAATGATGGGCGAGACGTTCAAGTACGTTGCCCCCGTAGCCGGAGCCTTAGGATTCAGCGTTGAAGACTGTGCTACGGCAATCGGTCTGATGGCGAACTCCGGAATCAAGGCAAGCCAGGCCGGTACATCTCTACGAAGCATCTTTACGAGAATGGCGAAGCCGACCAAAGAAGTACAGGCGGCTATGGACCAGTTAGGAATCTCACTGACGAACAGTGACGGTTCCATGAAGTCTCTAAAAGAGATTATGAATGACCTGCGTTCTGGATTTGCAGGCCTGACAGAAGCACAGAAAGCACAGCTTGCAGCATCACTCGGCGGCCAGGAGGCTATGAGTGGATTGCTGGCTATCGTGAATGCGTCCGATGAAGACTACCAGAAGTTGACGGATTCTATTTACGATGCGGATGGTGCGGCCAAGGAAATGGCAGACACCATGAATGATAACCTACAGGGAGCAATCACACTCTGCAAGAGTGCATTGGAATCTGTAGGTATTGCCCTGTACGAAGAAGTACAGGAACCGATGAAAGAAACGGTCAAAGTCATTACCAGCATGGTAGAGGATATGAATGAAGCCATGGCGGAAAAAGGATTTGACGGTCTGATTGAGGCGTTTGGAAATTCACTCGCTGAGCTGGCACAGATGGCTATGGAGGCAGCACCTACATTGATAGGGGTTGCAGAGGACCTTGTAGGTACGTTCATAAATGCCATCATGGACCACCAGGAAGAATTTGCAGAGGCCGGAGCAACTGTAGTTGCTGAGCTTGTAAAAGCGATTCTGAATGTTGCCGGGGATATGTGGTCCGCCGGTATTTATTTGTTTACGGAATTTTTGCAGGCATTAAGCGACCATTCCGAGGAGATAGGCCGTTCTTTCGGTGAAATGCTGAGTAAACTTGGCGAGGCGGTACAAGAAAATCTGCCGCTTATCATCCGGGCTGCAAAAGATTTCGTAGCCGGATTCTGCGAGGGGCTGAGTGAAGAATTTCCGGGCGTATCTGCACTGATAGAAGGGTTCCTTAATGGATTCATCGATACGGCAAGTACGATTATCCAGGGAATTGTAGATGTGGTTTCTGACCTGTTCGGTGTGATTGATGGAGCAGACCCGAATGTGCTGGAGGCTGTCGGATATGCAATCGGCGTGATTGCGGCGTCCATAGCAGCTCTGAGCGTTGCAAGTTCTGTTCTGTCCTCTGTAAAATCTCTGTTCAAGGTGCTTGGCACACTGAAAGGCGGAGTTTCCGGACTGGTTGGAGTAATCGGAAAAGTTGTAGAAGGATTCGCACTCTGGAAGGGCGGAGCCGGAACACTGATGGAAGTTCTGGAACTGGAGTTCCCGAAGGTCGCAGGTATTTTCTCCTCTATCGGAGGATCAGTTCAGAAGGCAATCGGATTCTTTGCAGAGTTCGGTTCATCAATAGCCGGAATTGGTTCTATCATTGCAGGAGCGATTCTTGCAGTTACCAATTTCGTAGATATGTTTGTAAATGGTTTCAGTGCCATAAAAGAGGTTCTGATGGTAGTCGGTATTGCACTGGCGGCTGTCGGGGCTGTTATCCTTGGAGCACCTGCACTGGTTGCGGCGG